TTCCTTGAGCTCAGAGATGGTTTGCATACACAATGTTCACGGTTGTGGAATGCCGGTTCACGCCGGTCGAAGTATAAGTGAAGGCATCGTCTCGAAAGTGGGCGTTCTCGTAAACTCCGCCCGTCGTGCTGCTCTTGTATGCCGATGCGGACGCCTGCGGCTCCACTTGGGGTCCGTAAAGGTCGATCGCCGCCCCTGCCGGCAGTTCAATGCCGAAGGTGACCGATGTCGCCTCTGCGTCTCCCGTGCCCGCGATCGTGAAGCGGTTCCAGTTTGTGCCTAACACGCAAGCGGCGCGTTGACTCCCCAGCAAGAGCGCGATCGTCGCAGGCTGTGCCGCCCGCGCGTACACGCTCAGGCAGTAGACATACTCCGCCGGGGCATTCAGGGTTTGCGACAGGCTTTGCGCGGCCCCACCCGAATTCGCCACGTGCCACGCACACGTCCCACCGGCCGGGTCGACGCCCCCGCCAGTTAGCGTCAGAAACGACGCCTTCTGCCACTCCACCTGGCTCGGATCGTCGCTCCAAGCCAGCAGGTTCCCGTTCGGATCCAAAAACGTGAATCCGTTCAGCGAGCCTTCCACGGATGCGAAGAACTGCGCCAGCGTCGCCAGTTCCGCGTCGCTCAAACCGGCGTATTGCAGTTGCCATTCCGTGGTCTGCGCCGCCACGTCCGGCAGCTTGATGGTGCGGCCGTCGGCCGTGGTATTGACCACCGTTCGCGCCAGGCGCCGCTTGCGCAGAGGAAACTGGCTCAGCGCTCCCGTCGGCAGTTGTGGAAACATATCTATGTCCGGTTCTCGACCACCGTCAAACTCGTCTGCCCTTGCATTTCCGCGACCGCCGTGAGATCCAGTTGATCTCCCGCCAGGCTGCAGCTCGGGTACGAGGTGCCATCCCAGGGATCTACGAAGACGAAACTCCCGAACTGTCCTTCATTGCTCTGGAAGAATCCCTCCATCTCCGCCAGTTCCCCCTCGTCCAGTTCGCTCAGCCGGATGACCCATCGATGCAGCGGCCCGCTCGCGTCCCGGTATCGCTGGTCCGTCCCGTCCAGAAACCGCATCGTCTGGTTCTGATATCGCAAGGCCCGCGTCGCCGGATACTGTGCCACGGCATTGGTTTTCAATTTGGGAAAGGTGGCCATTTTCAGAGTTCGTTGACTACGTCGTTAATCGAGCTGAGATTCAGCATCGCTCCGCGAACCGCCTGCGCAATCTGGTCGCTGTTGTCCAGAAACGACCGCGCATCCATTGTCTGCACCGTCACCGAGATCTGCGGCGCCGTCGCGCTCCCCCCGCTTCCCGAAGTCCCGCCGCCTTGTCCAACCACGCTCGAATTCGCCGCCGCCCCGCCGCTTGCAGCGTCCGGCGAATCCGCGGCCCTGCTGTACAGCCTCGGCGTGCCCATTTGATCGAAGTCCGACGCGCTCAGCCCGCTTCCCGTGTCGGCGCTCGTAAACGAGATCGACGATGGCATCGCATATTTCTCCAGTACCGGCGGGGTGGATGGTCCCCCGCTGAACAGCCCGATCAGCTTGGGGATCAGGGATATCAGCCCCCCGCCCTCGGAATAGGTCGAGGCGGCCGATTCGATCTTGGATGCGGTGCTGCTGTCCGTACTCGTCGAACTGCTGCCGCTGCTGCTGGTGCCGCTGCTGCTGTGGTAGCTCGACCCCGCCGGAGTCCCCGATTCTCCGTACGGGTTGCTGTCCGCCTGCCCCTGCGCTCCCGCCGGCGTCCCGCCCGACGCCTTCGGCGTCATCTCCGTCGTTAGCGCATCCCACATCGCCGTGGTTTGCTCCTGCGCTGTCGCCGGCGTCCCGCCTGCCGCCTCCGGCGTCATCTCCGTCGATAGCGCGTCCCGCATCGCCCCCGCCATTTCCTCCGCAACGCTCTGCATATCGTGCGGACCGCTCATCCCGCTCCCCGATGCCTCCCTGAAGCTATCGAGCAGCCGCTCGTCCGTCATGTTGGCCATTCGTCATCTCCGTCACTAGTGCCTTTTCCAGAATCAGGAAGGCCTCGGCCTGCCGCGCCGTCAGTTCCGAGAACTGCAAGCCGCCCAGCCGCCGCCGCACCAGGTACTCCTCCACCAGGCACTCGCTCTCCGCGGTAATGTGCGATCTTGGACACTCGTGCAGCATCACGTCGTTCCTCGCCCATACCGGCGGCCCGTCCGGCGCTTGGCTCCCGCCGAGCCACCCGCACCGCCGTCTCTTCTCCAGGCCGGACTTCCTGCACGTGTCGCACCTCCAACCGGCCTGGTTCGAGAACTGGAAGTGGAAGGCGACAATCAGTTTTTTCGTTCGGCCGCGCTCAGTCCGGTTTCCGCCCGCACCGCTGCCAGTGCCTCGCGAAACAGGTTTTCCGGCCCGGCCTCCGCCAGCAGCTCCGGAGTCGCCGCCACGCCGTCCACCGTCAGCCCGCGAACCTCTCGCAAGCCCCAGCACACGTAGCTCCGGTCGATCTCGGCCTGCAGGAGCGCTCCGTCCATCTTTCCGCCGGCGTCTTCCCCCGCCTCCAGAAATTCCTTCTTCCCGGCCAGAGCGCGTACCCGGCGCATCAGTTCCAAACGCCGCACGAAGGACATTCGCGCCACCACGTACGTGACTCCTGGCGCGATCTCCGACTCCACCTCGCGAACGCTTTCGTACGTCATGGCTATCCGAACGCCACCGCGATTTCGTTGTTTACCGTGCCCTGCGCCCGCGACGGCCGGAACTGCCATTGCAGCCGGTTCTTGCCGTCGTTGAACTCCGGAACTTGCGGTATCACGCTGTTCATGTACACCGCCATCACCTGGCCCTCCACCTCGCCCAACTGGAACATCACGCTCACTGGCGACTGCTGCCTGGCGGCCTGGTACAAGCCCGCCGTCGCCGTGTCGTCCTGGCTGTACAGATCGATGGCCGCCGTAACCGTCCGCTGTCCCGGTGCAATGCACAGCGGCAGGTTCGATCCAAACTCATTCATCCTCAGGTCCAGGTTGTTCTTCAGCACCAGCGAGGCGCTCGCGATCGTGAAGAACTGCGTCGGCGTGCTGCCCAGCCATGCTTCCCCCAGGTTGCCGGGAACGATCGAATAGTCGAACGCCTGCAGCGCCGGCTCGGCCGGATAATTCTGCGAGTTCGCCACTTGCCCCGAATAGCTGCCGCTGTCCACCACGTCCTGCGCCATCCCGCTGAAGCGGAATTCGTGGAAATCCCCGTTTACCAGGATCTCCAACTGGTCCACGGCCGCTCCGCTCAGGAACCGCTGCACCGCCGTCGACGGGTCCCAGTAGTCGAATATGCTCGCGCTCGGCAGTTCCGTCGTGGGCGCGTAGGTGACCGAGGCCCCCAGTGTCGCGCCGGTGGCCGGCGGAGCCGAGAACGGCGCCGTCAATTGCACCGCGACCGTGTCCACGATCGCCGCCACAAATCGCAGCTCTCCGCCCGCCGATACTGCCTGGCCCACGCTTAGTCCGTGCGGCGCCCCGAACGTCAGTTGCCCTCCGCTTGTCGCCGAAGCCACCGTCCCGCCGGCGAATTGCAGCGGCACAGCTCCCAGTGCCGCCTGAAACAGCGGACCGTATGCCGGCCCCGCGCCGTTCGATTTCTGCCAGCTTGTCAGGTACGTCTGCAACTCGAAAGCCGTGCGCCGCCGGCCCCCCGCCGGCAAGCCCGGGAAAGTCCGGCTGCCGGTCTTGTCTTTCCGGCTGGTCGCCTCGAGCTGGTTCCTTACCGTCAGTTTCACCGCCGGGATCCGGTTGCTCGCCGTGATTGTCGCCACGCTTCCGTACGCGCTTTCCAGCGCCGTGTAGAAGCGGTTCGCGTTTGAAGATATGTAGGCCATACTAGCTCGTGCTCACTCCAATCTCGAAAGTGACCTTCGCCACTTGGATATAGTTCTTTCCGCCGTGCTTCACGGCTCCGAATGCCACCTGGTAACCCCCGGCGTAGTACATGCCGGAACCCCAGTCACCGCGGTTCCCGTCCAGAACCTGCGTCAATGCGTCGGCGCATTGCTCCAGTCCCTCCTGCAAACCCTGCAGCCGGTCCTGCGAGTTACGGATCTCCGCCGCCATCTGCACCGTCCCCGAAAACGTCCGGAATTTCTCGGTCAGGCTGTTCACCAACTTCTCGCAGTACACCTGAATCGTCGGATACCGCACGATCTCCCCGAGTTCCGCTAGATCCGCCGCCACGTTCTGCGCCCGGATGGGTATTTGCGCCGGAGCCGTTTCGCTCCCTGGTCCGCCATCCTGCCGGTTCCCCATCTGGGCGGCCACTCCGTTTGACGACGAGAGGAGCCGAACTACCGCCGCCGCCGCCTGGCTTCCGATTCCCGCCATTTCAACCTCTCTGAATTACGCGCGGTATCGGCCGCAGATAATTCCACGCTTGCCCTGTCCCCGGCGCCCGTCCCGTCGTGCTGAGCACGCCTGGCTGCACCCAGGACACTCCCGCCTCCACCGCCGCCGCGCTTTGCAGCGACAGGTTGTCCGGATCCGTTCCCGCGTAGACGATCCACCCCGTCGCCGTGCCGGGAGCGGTGCCGGCTTGTACCAGGAACGTGCCGCTGGCGATCGTCACCCCCGCCGCCTCCGATGCCGCGCCCTCTTCTCCCACCGCATTCACCCACGCTATGGCCGCGAAGTACGTCCCGTCCGGTAGGTTGCCGCCGGCGCCGGGTTGCGCCGCCACCACGCTCGGAGGCGCCGCCATCGAAACCGGCGTCGTGGCGATGCCAAGTCCCATCTCCCTCAGCTTCTCGAATGCCTGCTTGACCATCCCGTGAAACTGGTCCCGCTTCCCCTTGTAACGGTCGTTGAGCTGGTTGTTGTACGCATCGCTGTACACCATCTCCAGGGCGCGGTATGTGTGCCAGAGCTTCAGCGGAGGTGTCACTACCACCGAACTCAGGTTCGGTTTGGGTGTCACCCAGGACCATTGGCCGTAATATGTGTTCGCTGTCAGCAGCGAGGTGAGTTCGAGACCAAGGTCGATTTGTGCCAGATTCAGCTTCTGCGTCACATCGATACCCTCCGCGTGGGCCACGTTGAGGAGTTGCGAATCCACCGCCGCCAGATCGTCGACCGTCGAAGGAACGCCGTCCGTGAACAGAGCCATGTTCTTATCCCTGGTTCCGCAGTCCCATCAACCGCTGTAGTTCCGCGGTCGTGACCACTGACAACGGCGTTTTCGCGGCGGCTGCTTCCCGTTCCGCACGCTCCTTCGCTTCCGCCCGCGCCTTCCGGAATGCCGCCGTGGCGTCCGTCGATGCCGGATCGGCCGTCCCTTCAACCACCATCATCGCGGCTACTTCCCTCGGCACTTCCGTGTACACCCCCGATTTGCCGCCATCCCCGGTCGCGCGGCTCACGATCACCACGTCCCTTTCCGCGTATCCCGCCGCTGTCTCTCGAATCTTCTTGTAGTACACCTGCAAATCCATCCCATCCTCCTGTCCTGTTCCGGTCAGCTTTTGTGGGCAGGTTGACAACCTGCGGCCCCGCCCGGAGGGCACCCGCAACCGGCCAGGCAGGCGAACCTCGCCCGCGCGCGCGGCCAGCCGGCCTGCCCCCTCAAACCCCGGCGGCTCTGTCCCAAGCGTGTGGACAGAGCCGCCTTCGCTGCAAGTGCAACCTAGGTGTTGACCTGCACACCGGCCGCGTTCCGCAGGATGCCGCAGCCGTACAGCACGTCCACCGTGAATTGCTGCGCCAGCGTGTTCGGCTGGTAGCTCATCACCACGCGCATGCCGAAGTTGCCCATCTCGGCATACTCCGCGATGGCGCCCGTACCCGGCAGCGGTTGCGGCAGCCGCCGCACCACCAGGCCGATGGCGTCCTTCGTGAACGCCAGGTTGTGCGTGTTCACCGTGCCCGACGCAGTCGTCTTCGGCACGAACTGCGACCGGAACACGTAGAAGTCCTTCACCTTGCCGATGCTGCCGTCGATTAGCGCCTGCAGTCCGGCGTCGCCGGCCGTCTGGTACTCGCTGAATCGCGGGATCTGCCGCCACGCCGAATACGACGCTGCGTCTACTACGATGTACTTCGGCTCCGATGGCGGAATCTTCGCCAGGAACAGGGCCGTCTCAGCCGCGTCGATCGTGGCTTCCGAGATCGCCGTGCCCGCCGTCCCCACCGGCGCGTTGGCCGAGAAACCCGCATACAGGTTCAGCAGGTCGGCTTCGATTTTCTGCGCGATCGCCGCCACCGCCGGCTGCAGGTAAATCTTCAGCAGGTCCGGCACCGCCAGCACTTTCGTGACGTCCGGAAGCTGGAAGGTCGATTCCGCGTGCGTGTTCAGCACGATCTGCGCGTTCCCCAGACTCGGGTTCTGCAACGTAACCGTGCCGCCAATGGCATCGTTGATGTTGTTCGCCACCATCTGCGGCGGTATCGGCACGTTGATCGTGTCGCCGGATTGCGCCAGCGCCGGCTCGTAATCCCGATTCACCAGGTTCCCCATCACCAGGTTCCCCACCAGCACCGGTAAAGCTTCCGCCGCCACCAGCTTGACGATCGCAGTCGCGACATTAGTTGTAGTAATTGCTCCCATTCTTTCTCCTTCTTCCTGTCCTTGTACCAGCCTTCCGGCCGGCTGTTTTCTACAGTCCCCGAAGGGTCTGCGACGCCACGCGCACGATTTCCTCTCGTACCCGCTGCATCTCTTCCGCGCTCATGCCC